CTTGAATATCCGCTTTTCCAATGTATCCAGTTTTGTATCTACAGAACTGATCTTTGCATCAAACCGAGTGTTGGCGGAATTAATCTTATTATCCATCCTTGTCGTTGCGCCCTCGACAACTTCCCGAACGTGTTTTTCATTCTGGGTGGTTACATCCCTAACAGTTTTCTCTGTTCGGCGCATAACATTTCGGGTTTCAGCATCCAAGGTCCGTGATCTTTTGCTGACAGCCCCTATATTGGTATAAACCTTGTCTATTTCCGCCCGTGTATCTGACCGAATATCCCTCACAACAGTCTGGATTTCGCCTACCCTCATCCGAACAGAGGCCATTTCCTTGCTTACGCTTGCCATCGTTTTTTGCATTACAGCAAGTTTTTTATCAAAACCGCTTAAATCGGGGGCTGTATAGCTTTCGATTTTCTCCCGCATATCCATATAGTCTTTGTAAAATTCAAATCCTGCCCATAACCCGCCGCCAAGGGTTGACAGAAGCGTGAATACCACAACCAGCTTTCCGCCCTTGAATTTAACACCGCCTACATCGACTTCAGCCATTCTTAACCGCCATAATTATATCCTGAAGGAACTGGTTTTTTAGTCTTCAGGAGTTCAAATATTTGACCGTGTTGCTTAACAATCTCTTTTGATTTGTCTTGGTTCTTTTTAAGATCAGCCTTGATTATAGCCAAGTCTTTTTTAAGAAGATCTAAATCAAACTTCATTTTCGCTTGGGTAACAACAACGGATTTTTGGGATTCTTCCTGATAAAACTTGTAAACAGCTTCCACCTTGCTGTCTAGCTTGGATACATACCAGATCAACCCTATCGCTTGCAGTATGACCGCGAATATCAAGGCATAATTTATTTTGATGTTATCCATTATTTCCTCCACTGGCTTTCAACAAGCGCATCATGGGCCGCATTTGATGTCCCGAACAAGACATAATTCTGCAAAGGATCAACAAGACTTGGCCCGTCTGGGATTTTTGTAGTCTTAAAAAATTTAACGGCA